TGGACCGATGATGACGGGGAATTAAAAAGCGGAAGAAGGCTTATACGATACGTCCCCGGTGAGCGCTCAATATTTGCAGACGAACAAAGCGAAGGAGCGGAAAAGAGGCTAGGAAAGATAACAATGAGGAAGGGCTTCATACCTGTTGACAGGAGAGAAGTGACTATGGCTCAATTCTTAAGAATGTGCAACTATAACTCGTCAAACGAAAACAGAGATGAGTCTAAAAACTCAGCTTTTTACGAGGTTAAGCCAGAGGCAAAAAGCTCCAAGTGGATTGATGATGACAACAAGATTACCGAGTTGAAGTCTCAAATTCATTCTATGGACAAGGAAGAGCTGACGGTTTACGCAATGTTACTTGAGGTTCCTTACAAAAACGTTTTCACGCAAGACCTTAAGGCAGACCTACTTATCAGGGCGCAAAACAGCCCAGAGAAGTTTTTGTCTATAAAGAACTTCCCTGAAATGAGAAGGAAGTACCAAATACTTCGAGCTTTTGAAGACGGGGTGTTGGAGCAGCAAGGAAATGATGTTTGTTGGTCTGGTGGTAAAAAGATAATCACCTGCCCTATAAGCGAAAAACCTGCGGAGTTTTTAACAAAATACACCGACTCACCTGTGGGGTATGACATTTATAAGGAGATTTTAAGAAAGCTAAACTACACTAAGCCTGAAAAAGAAACCCCCTCATTCGCTACAGAAGGAAACGGGCTATCTGAACCCAAGGTTTCGGAGGATAATTCTGAAAGAAACAGCGTTAACTCTATGGAGGTTTTACACGATGAGGCTCTCAAGTGTGGCGCGTTGGTTAAAAAAGTACAATGGTACAGTCTTGGCAATACCACAAAAGGAAGTAAATATTATAACTTTGCGCTTGGCAAAAAGAATGTTATCGCTGAACTCAAGCATAATGAAAAGCTAAGAGAAAGGCTAAAAGAACTAATAGATGGCTCTACTAACAACTGACTTTAGTGTAAATTTTGACCTAACGGAATCTCCAAAAGAGTTAAAACTTACAGACACAACAGACTATACAGGACAAAGCGTAACAGCAGCGTCTGGCAGCATTTCAATAACAACCCCAACTGGCTCAGTGCTGGTTGGGGCTGTTTCTGATTGTATAGCATCACCAACCAACGATTCACCGATATTACTGCCCACCGTAAGTGGCGTGGTTGTTCCGGGTAATTACGATGTGACGTATACAGTAACAGAAAGCGCACCAGACAGCAATGTTGTTGTTTTGAGTAAAACGTTTAATTTTACGTATGTTTCTCCTGAAATAAACCTAGAAATAACCGTTGACTGTATTAAGCCTGAGCTTGTTTCTAATGACGTTACAGCCTATGTTGTTGGCGGAATAACCCCATCAATAACAAGGGACCACAAATTGTTTTATCCGGCATCCCTTGAGCTATCACCGCTAACAGCAACCACTCAAAACATAACAACAGACATTTTTTATACACAGCAGCACCAGTCTAAAATGACATCAGACTTGGTTTACGCTGTTGCTTCTGACTACACTATAACAGACCAAATTACAGGAACACAAACGATTGATGTTTCTTGTGACGCTAGTCTGTGTGATATTTATTGTTGCTTGGACGCTGAATTTAATAGGTTTGTAGGAAACGTAGGTGTTAACAATACTCTTGCTGAAAAATATTTAGCCAACTGGGAAGCAATGTCGTCTAGCGCTATTGCCATCAAAATGGCTAGAGAATGTGGAAAAACAGAAGACGTAGAAAAGCACACTAAACAGATATTATTAATAGGTAACTGCCAGCCGGGATGCGGGTGTATTGGGGGTGAGCCTGTTCCTGTTGTCGGGCTTCAAGGAGGGACGGGAAGCACTTCAGTCGTAGCGTCAGGCGGAAGTCCAGTTTCTGTTGTCTCTAACACCGTTGGGAGTGTAACAACATACACGGTATCGTTAGATGCTGCTTTTGTGGCTACAGTAAACAGCTCATTCAACACCACGCTGGTTGCTGGAACAGGAATAACAATTCCAGCTCCTTTTATAGATGGCTCAGGAAACAAAACATACACCATTTCAGCAAACGTATCTGATGTTCCAAACATATTATCATTTAACGTGGTAATAGACATGAATGGAGCTTCGCTGCCCGTTATAACTATATCTGATATAGCTAAGACGGGTCCTGCGTTTACAGACACAGCCGATGATAACACTAACAGAAACAGAATTTTCTGATGTTTCTGCGTTTTTTGGCGCAGGCACTGGTCGAAGGGGCTTTGATGATGCGGCAGCTTTTGCGGTGGAGGTGTTGAGGCAAGATAGTACGGAGATGGATTTTAGGTTCTCCTTGCCTAGCGGTAAGCCGCTTCCGGGAGCTGGTCTTGAGGTGGGCGCTAAGCAAATAAAATTTCAAATCACATTAATAGCATAAGATAATGGCTAAAGGAGTTTCACACTTAGGTATAGGATTAGGGCTTATTTACGCAACAACACCTGATGGTGTTTCTGTCCTTCAAAACATTAACAACGACTCTCCGGGTGAAAGAGACGCTAAGTTGCTGGGCGCTCAATCTTTTGCGGAGTCTGTAAGCAGGATAGCCACAGGAACCATAACAGTTACAGCCTCGGTTGTTGCTGAGAGCGTTACTGGTGTTACTATTAACGCTGTAAATCAAATATCAGCTTCGGTAGCCACTACAGCGACTACTGCCGCTTTAGCTACAGCGATAACCTCAGCTATAAATGAATTTACACCCGCTACAGGACCGGACTATACAGCTTCGGTAAATGGCAGCGTGATAACCCTATATGCTGATGAAGCTTCAGGAAGCGATGTTAATGGGCTTTCTATAACTATGGCTTCGTCTAATCCTGTTACAATAACATTCACAACTACCGATATTGATGGTGGAAGTAATTTTGATGCGGATTCTGATGAGGCTTCAGGATATAGGTTCTTCCTTGATGCGGATTACGGAACAGGAACTTTCCCCGGAGACGGGATAGCGCAGCCGGGAGACCTGACCAACGCTATAGAGATAACACAGTATGTCGTTCCAAAGCATCTCAACGGAGCAATAAACAGCCAATCGGTAAACATAGCTCTAGGAAACATAGCCCTTGTAAGAAAGTCTTCTATAACAGAAGTTGTTGTTGACACTGAGGCTTCGGTAGCGGCAGACGACTTAGACAACATAGACACTCAAGGTTTCGCTATTGGAGACATACTTATATTGAAGGGAGACGCTGTTGCTCAAGTAACAACGGTAAAAGACGGTGTAGGAAACATAAACCTGAGAACAGGGGACTTTGTTACAGGCGGAAGAGATTCGGTTATCTTGCTTCAACTAAACAGACAGACAACATCAAGTCCTCAAGAGTGGTATGAGGTGTCACGCTCAACACAACAGGTTCCTGTAGCGGCTGATTTTAGGTCCAACGGGTATCCGGTAGGCGTAGAGGGTGTGGCTACCATAGCTGTTCCAACAGGAGCAGGGACAACCACTTTAGTTGCGGGAACAGATACGGTTTATCAACTTGTAACAGGAACAGGAACAAGAACGGCTGACTATAGTATAGATTTTGATGCAACAGCTATAGCTGGAGACAGCTTTACTGTAGAGTACAACGGAACGTTTACAGCAGCAACATTTACGCTAACCATAGGCGGAATAGTTTTAACAGACACGCAACTGCTTACTGGAGGATGGGTGGTAGAGGGATATTACAACGGTGTTTCTTGGGAAAGCTATATTGTTCCTAATATGAAGGGAACCGGAGTTGTTCCCAAAGTAGAGACAGTACACATCAATGATGATGCGGTAACGGTAGCCAAGGTAGAGGAGAGCTTAACTAGAGAAATGGCTAATGTCTCGGTTTCTTTTGAGACCGGAGAGCTTGGAGATTATAAAATGGTAATGCCTTATCCGGGCAGTGTAGTAAAAATAGAGTGTTACGTTACAAAGCTTATTAAGGCTACAGATGACGGTCAGATTTGCGTTAAAGATGATTCGGCAGCAGTAATGGCTACAATAGACATTTTATCAGGCACAGCGATAGGTGTTGGTTTTAATAACTCTCCTACCACAAACAATACATTTGTAAAAGATGATGTG